ATGGGCCACCGGGTCTGCCCAGAGGAGGGTTCAAGTCCGCTTTGCGCTTGACCATGTAGGCTTGCGAAACCCGATCGGCACTCTCTTTGATTGCCTTGCTGAAAGGGTGCGCCGAGTGTTCGATAGCGTCATTCACCTCGGTCTTGTCGTCCAAGGAGAGGCGCGAGGAGAAGAAGTCCTCGCCCATCTTGGCCAACGCAAACTGGGTCTTGTCCAGCAGGCTTTCCAGTTTCGAGAGCCGCTCAGGAGCAGCCTCGATGAGGTCTCCTGCCACCTGATAGAAATGCTCTCGCTTCTCGTCGCTTTCGTTCTCGACGATTTTGAGGCCACGGTTCATGAGGTGGCGAAGGCGATGCGCCTCGACACGAGCCTCTGAGACGGAACTGGTCAACAACGACCACGCGGCTTCTGAACTGGACTGTCGGCGCATCGGCTCACCCCAAGGAGAAGGATACCTGTTGGGGTGAGCCTATCGCACAGCTAACGCGACAGCCTTACGCCTTCTTGGCCTTGGCCGACATGCGCTCGTATTCGCGAACCACGCCAGCATCCTCGACCGCGAGGATTGCCTTGATCAGATCCTCGTCGGTGTACTTGTCGAGCAGGGTCTTGACCCGCACCCGCCAGTGTTGGCTCTTGTCCCACGGATGCTTGCTGCCATCGGGGGCGTTGACGAACACAACGACTTGCGGGGAGTTGTCCGTGCCCTCGGTGTTGACCACGCCGGGCTTGCCCTTCGGCTTGCCCTTGATAGCACCGGGCAGGACATCTTCCAGTTCGTAGCCCTCCCGAGACTCAAGCACATCACCAGTAGCCGAGTCGGGCGACAGGCGAACGGACTTGGCCACGCGGACAGGATTGACGGCGAGACGCTCGACATTGAGCGGCTTGCCATCCACTTGCAGAGCCTGCTCGACCTGACGGATTGACTGGTCGTCAGCCTTGAACGTCTGCACCGCCGAGGACTTGATGCGGCTGACGGGAACCGCCCCCTGCCCGCTCGTGTCCGAGTAGTTGAGGTCGCTATCGGAGAGGTCGGACTCGACCTTCGAGACAACCACAGGAGCAGGGGTCGCCACCTTGGTGGCAAGCTGTGCCTGCAATGCCTGCACCTGAGCCAGAAGGGCGGCAATCTGCGAGGCGGGGTCGTCGCCAGAAGCGACCGGGGTGTGCCGTTGAGTCGGATCCGCAGCCGCCATGCGCTTGGCCTTAGTGCTTTCCAGCGACCCGACCTCACGCTCCTCGTCGGTCATCTCCGTGACGACACTGTCTTGCAGCGGCTTCTCGCCCGCTTGCAGGGCGGGGCGCAACTTGATGTCAGCCCGCTTGGCGATGTACTGCGAGATGTTGTCAGCCTCGGGCACGAACCAACCAGTCTTGATGGCCCCCTTCATGGCTGGGATGACATGATCCGAACCAGCGATGCGAACGGTAGTGCCGTCGAACTCGACAATGTCGTCTTTCTGCACATCGAGAGGCACCGAGCCAAAGTGGATTTTCGTCAGGGCGCGGTAGGACTGGAACTGGCCTTTAGCGAACGTCTGTGTCATGGCTTGTCCTCTGGGTAGTTGGTGGCACAGGTGTACCAGCTTGCACCCTACCCAACTAGGGCAAATAGCCAGACAGCCGCTGGGCGAACAAACGCGAGGCTACCATAGGCGACTTGGTGTAAAGGGTTGAGAGACGGACACGCACCGTCGGGCTGGTCTTGGTGCCGTCGAGGCTCAGTACCTCCAAGTAGACCTCTTGCGGGTTCTCGTCGAGAGACACCCGCAAGATGAAGGCACCGTCGAACTTGATCTGGAGTTCGGTCGCGAAGTAGTCCCGCAAGACCACCTCGTACTCCTTGTATTGCTGCATGTATCCGAACATGACCAGCACTTGCTCGAAGTAGTCGCACAGCACCTCGCTCAGGGGGTTCATGACCCGTATGCGAGGGGCGTCTCCAAAGGTTGGCGGCTTTACGAGCGGCACGGTACCTCTGTGTCCCTATCAGTCTGAGGCGGGGACGATCCCAAGAAGGGCGGGGGTATAGGCAGAAACGCCGAAGCCCCCTGACAGCTTACGCCATCAGGGGGCTTCGGTCAGCCCTTAGCCTTGGTTGTGACCGTTAGCGGGTCACGATCAGGCGATCCAGACCCTTCGGGTTGTACGCGCCGATACCGAGGTTCTCGAACACCGAGAAGCCGATGGTGCGAGCCTTCGGATCGTCAGCCGACAGCACCGTCAATTCGGTACGGACGGGGATACGACCGAACATCTCAGGCTCACAGCAGACGTACACCGTGCCCACGGGCACGAGACGGCTGGTGATGATCTGAGCGCCCCACAGGGTGGCCTGCAAACCAGTCTTGAGCAGCACCGCCTGCGACTCGATGTCCAGAATGTCGCGACCGAACTTGCGGATGTCCGCATAGTCACGAGCGTTCATGTACACGCGAGCCACACGCAGATCGTGACGCTCGATCAGCGCGTAGGCATCAGCCAGAACAGCCGGGGTGATCGGAGCGACCACCGGGATGTCCGGGTTGGTGCCAGCGGGAACCGAGTCAAAGCCCTGCGTGGCGATGGCGTCGAGAACCGCGAACACACGCTCGTCCTCAGCCGCCTGAATCTGAGCGCGGGCCAGATCCTGAGCACGTTCGATCAGATCGAAACGACGCTCCTTGATCTGGGTCAGCGGGATCTCAGGGTTCGAGGCAATCTCGAACAGCGGGAAGATCACACGGCGCGGCTTGGTGATGGCCAGAATGTTCTGACCTTCCTCACCCACGACGTAGGCGGTGACATCGGGATCCTTGTCGTAGATCGGGAGCGCACCGTCGGGAAGCTGCTCGACCAAGAAGGTCTTGCGGCCCACGGCGGTGTAGTCACGACGCAGACGAAGGGGTTGGGTCATCGAAGCAGCCAGCTTGGCGCGACCGCCCGGAGTCTTGATGTACTCCGAGATGATCTTCTGCTTCACAGCGTTATTGACGTTGTCCTGCATGGTAATGCCCTCCTGCCGTTAGATGCGCTGGTCGTAGACCAGCTCGTTCTGCACGGCGTCAGCAGGCATCTTCAGGATGCCGATCACGGTGGAAGCGTAGTAGTTGTTGGCGTTGTTGACGTTGGTCAAGTAGCCATTCCACGACGCAAACAGCGAGTCACCCACGGCGTAGGTCAACGCGGCACCGCTGTTGAGATTTTTCGTCTCGAACAGGGCGTTGCCGTAGGTACCCATACCCGAGACATACGGCCCCTTGCCCGAAGCCGGGCCGGGGGTGTTCTCGTAGGGGTTGCCATTGGCGCTGTTGATGAACACACCCAGCACGACCGAGACGGGCGTGGTCGGCGTGGCGGGGCCAGTGGCAGCAGTCGCGCTGATGCCGGGGCCACCGATGTAGTTGCTGCCACCAGCGGCATCGCCGCGAGCGAAAGCAACAGAACCCGAGAGAACACCACGCTTGGTCGTATCGACCTGCGAAGTGACGTTGCCAGTGACCGCAGGCGGGTTCGTCTGAGTGAAGCTATCCGAGGTCAGAACGCCAACGGTATTGCGAATACCGACGTTCAGAATACGAAGAGCCGAGGACGATTCCGTGAAGCCACCGCTGGCCTGTCCAAGCAAAGGCATTTGAGCCTCCTTTGCTCCCTGTTTACAGGGGGCGGGGTACACAACGGACGCAGGCCACCTTGGACTGCGTCACACCCATTGTGGTGAGTATCAGCTATCTAGCGAGAAAAGCGTTAGCAGGCAGGGGGTCGAGCGTACATAAAGTGAGGGAGGCAGCGAGCCGCCCGACGAGAGGTACGCAATGACTAGCTACTACGACCCCTTCGACTGTGAGGTCTGCATCGAGGAACTCCCCGAGTACGAGATGTACGAGGCACTGGAGGAACTGGCGAAAGAGGAGGGTTGGGTCAAGTGCGCTACCCCTGCGACTGCCCCTGCCCTTGCGCTCGACCCCGAGGATGACATCCCTTACTAGGAGGTGCCCCAAAAGCACCTGACCCCCTGTGAGGGCGAACCTCACAGGGGGTCAGGCTGTTGTGCCGTCAGACGGTTAGAAGTGATCCGACACGTCCGGGGCCGACTTCCACAGAGAAGCCAGATCGCCACCGCCAGTCGAAGCCACGCGCACCGCGCCGAGCGACTTCACGCCATTGCTGGCCTTGCGAGCCTGCGGGCGCAGACGAGCTTCCTTCTTGGTCTCGGTTTCCTCAACCTCGACCTCGACATCCTCGTCATCGTCGCCGTCGTCATCGTCGTCGTCAGCCGTCTCATCGTCCGCGAACAACGAACGATAAGCCTTCTTGTCCGACTTCTTATCCGACTTCTTGTTAGCCTTCGGCTCCTCGTCGGCATCAACCTCATCGGCATCAACCTCGTCGGCATCGACATCCTCAGACTTCTTGCTCTTTCCGAAGCCGCGTGCGGGCATGTTCAGAAGGGCCAGACGATGAGCAGCTTCCTTCTTAGCCTCCTCAGCGGGGGCCTCCTCGCTCTCCTCACCATCATCGTCGTCGCCGTCGTCGTCATCCGACTCGACCTCAGCAGCGATCTTCTTGGCCATGCGGCTGATCGCGGCCAGACGGCGAGCGGCTTCCTTCTTGACTTCCTCGGCGGGGGTCTCCTCGCCGTCGTCGTCGTCGTCGTCAGCGTCCTTCGCTTCCTCGGCAATCTTCTTGGCCAGCTTGGCCAGAGCCTTCAGCTTGGCCATACGCTTGGCCTTCTTGTCCGACTTCTTGTCAGCCTTCGGCTCGTCCTCGGCAGTCGGCTCCTCATCGGCTTCGACTTCCTTGGCTTCCTCGGCCAGCTTCGAGATCAGGCGAGCCAGCTTCTTGGCCTGCTTGACCTCTTCCTCGGCGGTCGGCTCCTCACCCTCGGACTTCTTGTCCGACTTCTTATCCGACTTCTTGTCGGCCTTGAGGTCGGACTTCTTGTCCGACTTCTTGTCCGACTTCTTGTCAGCCTTCTTGGCCTGCTTGAAGCCAAAGATTGCGGCAAGCTCGTCGTCGGCTTCGACGCCACCGTCCAACGCCATCGGATCCTCACCCATGATGTCGTCAGCGGTCGGCTCGTCCTCAGCCATCAGGTTCGCCTTCATCTCGGCCATCTGCTGCTTGAGAGCCTTGATCTCCGCGCTCGCCTTGGCGAGAGCATCGGCCATCTTCTCAGCCTTCTTGTCGGCCATGATGGCAGCATCGGACTTCTTGTCCGACTTCTTCTCTTGCAGCATCTCGGCCAGCATGGTCTCGACGGCGTCATCCGCGTAGATGTCAGCCTTCTTGTCGGCCTCCTGCGTCATCATCTCGGCCAGCAACTCCTCGCCTTCCACGTCCTCAGCCTGACTGATCATCTCAGCCAGCATGGTCTCAACGCTGTCGTCATCCATGCCCTCGTCGGACATCGGGGACATCGGTTGAGCGGCCATCGGGAAACCACCAGCCTTCTTGTCGGCCATGATCGGCGGCGTCTCGATTTCCATCAGACCCTCGTAGTCGTAGGTCTCCGGGTCGTTCTGGTCGATGCCGTCGCCGTCCATGTCCTCGGCAACCGGGCCATCACCAGTCAGGAACGCCTGACGCACCTTGACCAGAGCCGCCTCGATCTTGTTGTCGGGCAGATCCATGAGGCTCAGGGCCTTGTTCTCGATGGCCTGCACCGACGCGCCCTTGCCAAGAATGGCCGAGGCAACGCGGATGCACTTAGCAGCCTTCTTCTCGACGCGAGCGCGGAGGGCCGCAGCCTTCTTGCCAGCATCGGGGCCAACGGGCGGCGAGATCGGCCCCATCGCATCAGCCTTGGCGGCGGGATGCGACGGAACCCAACTCTGGCTGGCCGGGGCTGGGCCTTGGGCATACGGACCCTTGGTCGGATCTTCAGCCCACGACGACGTATCGCCGTTCTCGTACTGATCGGCCTCCGGGTCGGGGTAGAAAGCGGGGTGGTCGGGCGTCCAACCATAGGAAGCGGGCGGCGGCGAAGCCTTCTTGTTCCGCTGCCAAGTCATGCGATTACGAGTCGTCATGGTTTCTGCAACTCCTAGCCGTGATGGCTGTAAAGGTCGAGTAGCTTGCCGAGCCGAAGCAGGGTATTGGCCTCGGCTGCGGACAGTTTCCGTCCAAGACAGCCACGGCAAGCGGTCATGAAATGCTGCTCGGAACCGTACCGAGCAGCGGAACCTACACGGACTGCCGCCCTGTAGATTTCTGTGGGGATCTGCACCCCCATAGACTGGTTGTAGGCAGCAACGCGATCAATCAGGTCAATGTCCGACCGTGCCGTTTTGACCAATGCGTTTAGCCCTGTGAGATACTTGCGAGCAGCCTGCTTGTTCAGCGTGCTGTCGAGTGCGCCAGTAGATTGCGTGTCATTCGGCGCTACTGCTTCGTTCTTGCCCTTCTCGACTTGTTGCTTGAGGTTGTCCAGCACGCGAGTAAGGATGTGCTGCTGGACTTGATCCTCGATGTCCTTGAAGGGGTTCGGCGGTTCAGCGGGAGCCGCAGGAGCAGCAGCCTCGCCACCCTCGGCTTCGCCGCCTTCACCACCAAAGCCAAAGTCGTCCTCGGCCAAGTGCAGGGCGCGTGCCTTCTTATGGCGAGCCTTGGCATCCCACTTGGCGGGAACCGTGGACAGCACTTGCTGGGCCTGACGCATTACCTTGGCGGGAACCGCCTTGGCCTCCAGCACGTTCCGCATGACCGCGCCCTCGAAAGCCGGGGTCTCGACCCACGACGCCTCGATGAAGGTCACACCGCCAGTGGGGTTCACGCTGGGGTGCCCGCAGAGTTCGGCAATCTTGCGGCGGGTGCCGTTCTCGTCAAAGAACGTGTTGCCCTTCATGTAGCGAACGTGGCTGCACATCTCCGTCTCGTCCA